TCACGAAATGCATCGATTTCAGCTTTCGATGAAGATGTGATGTTGTCATCGTTGATGTTTCCAGTTGTCTTGTTCGTGATCTTTGTATGTGTCAATTTAGCGACTTTGAAATCAACCCATGCAACCATCGCTGGAACAACATAGTCATTCATCAATGTTCGATAATCTGCATCCCATGTGTTTGTTTCAACACGATTTAACAATGCACGATACAAGATCGAACCAAGTGCTGGTTGAATCACACGATCTTGAATGCGTTTGATTGCTGTTGCAAGAATTTTTGTGTCAGTGTTCTGATGAATCAATCCTTTCTTTTTCAGATTCTCGACTGATATTAAATAATTTACTGCCATATATTATGCATTTTTTCGTACAAGTGATTGTTTCCATTCATGTCTGCAATATGGTGTGGTTCGTTTTGTCGTTGGATTGTGATAAAAACCGCCACGATATTTCCATACATCACGACCAATTCTACCAGATATCAAATCAATCTCTGATCGCAGATACATCTTGTTTAAATCAATCAATTTTTCGCAGAATGGTCTTGTCGTTGGAATCTTTTTAGGACCAAGATCTGGTTTCACATCATACGAATATCTGACTTCATATTGTTCGATGTCTATATCTTCACGATCAATGATGACTTGTCCGATTTCAGTTGTTCGACCATCGACCAACAGATTCAAATTTGTCAGTTTATCGATTGACTTTGCAACATCTGACAATGGTGCATCCAGTGCTGATGATATCGCACCACCATCTTCACCATCGATCAGCATCGAAAGAACATTCTTGTCAAGATCCGACAATCCAGCGATGATGTCACCAATTGCATCGAACATCATCCCGAAATTGTTCTGTTCCATCTTTGCAACATCAGCAGATGTGAAGTCATTCGATACAGATATTGAACGAACAACAGTGAAATTCTTCTTGTCTGCACCATATTCTGCGAACACCTTCAAATCTTTTTCTGCTGATCTGAATTGTTCTGATGTTTCAACTTGTGATGGTGTTTCTTTTACTTGCACTGGTTTTGCTTCTTTCAATCGAAGTTCACCTTGCAATCCAGACAACTTCACCATCTTGTTCAGTACATATTCTAAACATTCTTGTCTTGCTTGTACATATAACGATTTGAATATTTCGTATGATTCAAGCAGTTCAGTCGTACCGCCGAGCTGACCTTCTGTCTTGATTCCAAAAAGCAGTGGATTTGTCGCTGAATGTGCTACAAGAATATTCTGTTGAACCGCTTTTTCAGTTAGATTGTATCTGTCCGCAAGATCATTGCCATTTAAAGACAATACAGATGGTGCATTTTCGTTTCCATCGCTGAATGTGATGATCACTTCATTCGCATCTTCAACAGAAACTGTGTCACCTTTGATCTGATCACGAATCGCATCCGCTTCTTCTCTGCTCTGTGGTTGACCATTTGCAAGATTTATTAAAGTACCACCTTTGAATCCGTTACTGATTTCAAAAAGATGATATCTGGATATCAAATAGTCAGTATTAATTGCAGTCAGACCACCAGAATAGTTCGGCTTTGGATACAATCCAAGTTCACCTTTTGATTTCTTTGATGCTGATTTGTAATAGATCAGAAACTTTCCGCTTTTACGCATCATGTTCAATGGTGCGATTTCACGAAAGTTCGTTTTCTCTGGTGTTTGTTTTCTTGCAGACCAGTCATCAGAAAGATAATACATCGATTCATCTTCATTCATTCTGATGTCATCGATATCTATGTGTTCCCATCGCACGACACGTGTGCCTTCTTTGTTCCATGTTCCACACACCGCAAACGCATCGAACAATTCAAAGTCGAATGCACACTTTTTCATCACTTCATCCAGTCTGAAATCTGAATATTTGTTTTCGATCAGTTCTTCAAGTTGACCAGAAACAACTTCGATACCACCACCAGCGATGTAATAGGTTTTCGTTTTTAAAATTCCTTGATGCCAGGCAGAACCGCCATACATATCAATCAAGAAAAATGGATAGTCATTTTTAGAACCCCATTTGATATAATCTTGACCACGTTCAACTGCTTCAATCGGCTTCGGCAGTGCATGATTCGAATTGAATCCAGTGCTTATAATTGTCTTATTCATATACTGAATCTGTTTCAGATGTATCTTCATATTCATTCGGTTCAGCATCTGTCACATAAACATATGCACGACCTTCTTCAACCATTGTCAATCCAGATGGATCAAGATTTCCAGAACCATTCGCTTGTTCATACACTTTATATGTGTAGAATCCATCGATGACAAAGTTCACATCAGAACCATCTGTGATTGTGAACTGATTGTATCTATTCGAATGCAGTGATGTATCTGTCAAGATACAATACACGCTTTCATCAGTTTGTTCTTCAATGAATTCAAACAGATATTCTGGATTACTGATTGTTGTCAGTTCCTTCAACGTCATTATCATTGTTGATGTTGCGCTTCTCTGAATCTTGATCATTTGATTTCTTTTGAAGTTTTGGTTTTCTTGCCTTGACAAATATATCAAGACCAAGTTTCAAGTATTTTTCTTCATTGCCGACTTCAATATCAATGTACTGATTCAAAATCGGATGCCATACTTTTGCACCGATGTATTTCTTTTGAATTTTCATGGTTCTAATTTACAAAAAAATGGTGATGGACTATTCCACCACCATTCAAAAAATTGTTCAATGAACGATTATACTGCGTATGAAGATGATGCAATCAATGCTGATGCAACTGATGCTTCAACATCTGCGATTTCGTCATTCTCCATGCCAGACATCACTATTGTGTGACCATTCCGATCACCTTTTGTGACACCAGATCCGTATTCGTTTCCATCTGATACTTTTAATCCTTCATTCTCACCGAGCAAAACATATGTTCCATCAGCTTTTTCAACCATCGCACACAATTCGTTTTGTGCAAGAAGATGAAGTGATGAACGCAGATCTTTGTTGTCTGAATTCAGAATCATTGTCAATGCTTGTTCATAGTACAATGTTCCATTTTCTTCTGATCTGATAATGTTGCAAGTATAAGAAGAAAGATTTGATTTCAATTTATAGTGAAAAGTTTCACCAGATGTTGTCATTGCAGTGATTTCATTTGCAACTTTTGTGATTGGTGTTACCTTTTCATCTAACGGAAAAAACAAGACTGACTTGATACCACCTTTTCCATTGGTACAAGTTCTGTCATTGTATCCCGAAGTCATTACACAAGCCATTTCTTCTGTCTTTTTTTTAGTTTCAAAAAGCAGAATGCCGAAACATTCTGCTGTTAATTATTCAATTCTAGTTCGGTGAAGATGTTCCGTTCCACACACCGATCTGATCCAAGAAAGGAACTTGAACTCCCGCTCTGAATTTAGATCGTAGATAGATTACATCATCATCTTGCGAATACCAAAGATCGAAGTTGTCAAGATCACCTTGAAGATCCGTACCGAATACGAAGTGACTTGCACGACCAGTGTATATATTATCCAGTGTGTTCAATCCAACAACTTTGCGAACAACCATGTCAGTACCTGGAACAGTTACTGCATCAAGTTCAGCAATCTGATCAACTGAATAATGGAAGAAATTCAAGTCAACAAGATTCTTGATTAATTTGTTGAAGTTCTCACGACCAGTGAAACAAACGAAATCCGCTGATTCTGCAACTGCTTCTGGTGAATTCACAAAGCATTCGTAGAATACATCGTATGCATTTGAATTCGTGATCGATGCTGTTGCTGATGTGTTAAGATCAACACAACCACCACCAGTTGTCAAGAACGATCTGAATCCGTTCATGAATGCAAGATTTCCAGTACCAGTTGATTTGTTTCCACGCCACATCAATTTGTCAAGTTCGTTTGAATGAAGTGACAAAAGATAGTCAACAATCGCTTGTTCAAATGGAAGTTCTTTATCTTCATCCATTGCACCAGCACGAAGATTCAATTGTGTCCAGAATCCAGCAAGATCTTTCTGGCAGAATTTCTTCATGAATCCAAGTGTTTCAACGCTGATAGCACGATCAGTGAACACTGTGTCACCAGATGCTGTCATTGTACAATCACCAGCTTGATACGTTAATGTATCATCCATCAATTTGATTTCTTCACTTCCCTTGATACCTTCTTGAATTGTGATGTAATCAAGTGTTTTCCCTCTTGTGACTTGTTTCACAAGAATTTCATCTCTTTGCTCGTCAACGTATGCTGATAATCCAGAAACGTCAAAGTCAAAGTTCGATTTAATGTATTTTTTTAAAGACATTTTATCTGTTTTTTCTAAGATTTAATAAATAATTTTCACGAACTGACCTTTTTTCGGCACGTGAAAATTTCGATTTTTCTTCAATTGCTGATGGAAGTTGTTTGAATTCGTTGAATTCAGATTTCAATCCTTCCAGTTCAGACTTCAATGCGTTGTTTTCAGAGACTAATGCTTCAAGACCTTCTGCAATTTTGTTGATTGGATCAACAAGTTCAGACATCTTTTCATCAATCACTTCTTCAACGTTCACATCAATTGACATTTCTTCTTCTTTTTCTTCTTCTTTGTCATCGGATGCTGTTTCCACACGTTCATCAATTACTTCTGTGATAACACCATCAGCATCAACAACAATCGAAAGACCTTCCAATTCTCCACCGATTGCGTGTGTGCCTTCTGGTGCGGGAACTTGATCACCTTCTTCTGTAACTATGAAAACCGCAGTACCTGGTGCAAGATCACCTTCGTATGAAACAACAGTACCATCAACAAGAACCGCTTCTGCAAACGATTCAGTTGTTTCTTCTGTTATTTCCGCTTCCATCGTTTCAGAAACTTCATTGTTCGTTGAAACTTGATCAGTATTATCATCAGCAAATTGAGATGCAACCGCTTCTAATCTGTCAATGATTTTGTTAAATACTTCAAATTTCATTTGATAAAAAAATTTATGTTCAATGTATTGTGTTAAAGTGTATGTTTTTTCAAATCAATCTTCTTCATTTCTGATTTGTTTCAGCTTTCTTTGCGCCCATGCGATGCCTTCATCACCACCCCATGCCAACCATGCTAATCGACCACAACCATCACCAAGTTTCTTTTTTGAATTCTGTCGATGCCTTTCGAATCCTGCCATCATTGCAATTGTTTCTTCTGAAATCGGTTCACGATTCGCAAGTTGATTTGCTCTTTTTTTCCCAGTTGCTTCCAGGCACGAACCCCATCCATTTTTTTCAGCATAATTCAATGCGACTTGTGCATTCTCTGATGCCTTTTTTGGATAGTCAGTGTAAGATTCGAATTTACTTATTAAAGTTTTTTTTTTGACATCTTCAATTCGATCTGATCAAGAAGTTCAGAAATACGTTTGAATGCTCTGAATTCATCCATCACGAAAGTTCCTTCAATACTGAATCCAGTCATTTCACCAGATTTCACACGTTGATACAATTCATCATTTTCGAATTTGTACGATGTAATCCATGAACCATCATTTGCATCTTTGAAACGTTCTGGTGCAGTGAATCCTTTCGACTTGTCAATCTGATATGAATGAATCATGTACACACCTTCTGCAACATCTTTATCATCATGTTCGATGTTCAGATTATTGAATCGATTGTTTCGTGCATAATCGTGAATGATGTCTTTAATTGCATCCTTTGTGAAAACAACATAATATTCATCGAATCCATCGTTGCGATAAATAGGTGTATCAGCAGAAATTGCCACACCAGAAACAACTTTTTCTTCATCATTGAATTCATATCTTTGCACCTTCTTGAATGTCTGGAATGATATCATATGCGCTGGATCGTGAACAAGACTGTTATATTCAACCCCAGTGTTTTCATCAGACAAATCAATCTTGATTTCGTATATCGGCAAATTTGTATCCATTTGTGTATATTCGTTTTTATAATGTGTTAAAGTGTATGAAAACAAAAGTGTTCGTTTATCCGTATAAATTAAAAGGTGATAATTTCTGCATTGAACATTCAATCAGAATGGTTCGAAAATATTACTCTGGTGCTGAAATTGTCACCATCGGTGATCGTTGTGGATTTGAAGATGTCAACATTCCATTCAAAGATTCATTCAAAGATCGTGGTTCAAATGTCACTGCGAAATGTTTGCAATCTGCATTCATATACGATTCATTCATTTATATGAACGATGATTTCTTCATCAATGATAGATATGATCTGAACATCACACATGGTTCATTGCATGACCTGGAAAGAAAAGATCGTGCATCAGCGAACTGGAACACTGCAACAACAAACACCATGCACTGGTTGAAATATAATGGTCACACCATTCGTTCATTCGAATGTCATCAACCAGTGGTGTTCGATTCAAAAAGATTGATTGATCTGATGTCACAAATCGAATGGAAAGAGAATCCACACTTCATCAAATCATTGTATTTCAATGTTCACGTTCCGATACGATTTCAACCGATTGACAATACAAAGCTGATCAAGTTCGACAAGAAACGTGCATCATCGTTGTTGTCCATTCATGGATGCTTGTCAATTGGTGGTGACTTTCTGAATGTCTCTGGTGCTGACTATATTAAAAAGTTGACCTAACATCAATCTGTTGAACATTCTGTTGCACGTTTGAAATATCCGTTTCTGTCACGAACACTTGCACCGCTTGACCATTACCAGATTGTGATTGTGTTCCATCTGGATTCAACATCGTTTGTACTGAACTTGTATCATCACCGATACTGAATGAAGATGCTGATGCACCTTGCACACCACCGCCACCACCAGCAGACACAGATCCGCCACCTTGAAATTTAGTCGCTTTTATTTTGGCGATATTCGATGC